GATAAAACATAGTGAGTAAAGAAATAATTGACATTAAAGAAACAGAAGTAGTTAAAACCAAGAGAGGTCGTCCTCGTAAGAACAAGGTTAATGCTTTAAAGAAAGGTAATAGGGGTAAGGTGGGCCGCCCTAAAGGTGACGCTTCAGCAATTGAAGAGTATAAAGCTAGGATGTTAGCTAGTCCTAAGAGTAGAGAGGTAATGGACTCTATATTCACTGCCGCCCTTAATGACGACCATAAGAACCAATCTGCTGCATGGAAACTAATTGTTGATAGAATTATGCCTCTCAGTTACTTTGAGAAGGATAAGTTAAGTAATGGTAGAGCCGCTGTTAGTATCACTATTAATGGCATAGATAATAATGATCCTATAACGATTGGAGAAACTATTGACGGACAAGCAGATGACGTTTAAGTATTTCAAGTTAGAAGAGTTTGCCTGTAAGCACACAGGAAAGAACGCTATAGAAGAGGAGTTTGTACACAGGTTAGACGCTTTGCGTGAAGAATGTGGTTTCCCCTTTACTATAACCAGCGGTTATCGTCATAATACGCACCCTGTAGAGTCTCGTAAGAGTACTATAGGAACTCACTGTATGGGTATTGCAGCAGACATTGCGGTGGGTAATGGAATTGAAAGAGCCACTCTTGTAGCTAACGCCTTTAAGCTAGGATTTACTGGTATAGGGGTTGCTAAAGGTTTTATACATGTAGACATACGAGAGTCTGACTCAGTATTATGGGTTTATTGATTTGTCTAACGCCACTCAAGAACTAAATATTTCCTTATTACCTTGGCAAGAGGAGGTGTGGAGAGATAAGTCTAGGTTTAAAGTAGTTGCTGCTGGACGTAGAACAGGCAAAACTAGGCTGGCTGCTTCATTGTTGCTAGTTAAAGCGTTATCGTCTAAGAACGGTAAAGTCTTCTACGTTGCACCTACTCAGGGGCAGGCTAGAGACGTTATATGGGACATGCTGCTTGAGTTAGGACAGGGTGTTATCGTACACAGCCACGTCAACAACCTAACTCTAAAGCTCGTTAATGGCGCTACTATCTCATTAAAGGGTAGCGACAGACCAGAAACAATGCGTGGTGTTAGTTTAGGCTATGTAGTGTTAGATGAGTTTGCAGACTTTAAGCCAGAAGTGTGGGAACTGATACTACGTCCTGCTCTAGCTGACTTAAAAGGTAGTGCGCTGTTCATTGGTACGCCTATGGGCAGGAACCACTTCTATGATCTGTACTCAGAAGCATTAGCAGGTAAGCTAGAAGACTATAACGCATGGCACTTTACAAGCTACGACAACCCACTAATAGACCCTACAGAGATAGATAGTGCTAAAAGGACACTATCAAGCTACGCCTTCAGACAAGAGTTTATGGCTTCATTTGAGGCTAGAGGCTCTGAGATGTTTAAGGAAGAGTGGGTTAAGTTTGATGAAGAAGAACCTACAGGCGGTGATTACTACATAGCCTGTGACTTAGCTGGCTTTGTAGAAGTAGGTAAGAAAAGTAATAAAAGACTTGACAACAGTTCTATAGCGGTGGTTAAAGTTAATGAGGACGGTTGGTGGGTTAAAGATATAATAATAGGTAGGTGGACGCTTGACGAGACTGCTGAGCGCATCTTTGACGCTGTTAGAGAGTATTACCCTATAGCTGTAGGAATTGAGAAGGGTATCAGCAGACAGGCTGTAATGTCTCCTATCACTGACTTAATGGGTAGGTATAACAAATACTTTAGAGTTGAGGAGTTAAGCCACGGCAATACAAAGAAAACTGACAGGATCATGTGGGCGTTACAGGGACGGTTTGAAAAGGGCAGGATAACGCTTAACAAGGGTGAATGGAACATACAGTTTATGGACGAGTTGTTTCAGTTTCCTAATCACTTAGTACATGACGATACTGTAGACTCACTTGCGTATATTGACCAGTTAGCTAATGTGGCCTACGACTACGGATACGAGATGGACAACTACGATGAACCCCTAGACTCTTACACAGGATATTAAAATGGACGATTATAACGAAGACACGGTAGAAATGCTAGACGAGACTTTAGAAGAATGGATTATGTATAAAGTTAATGACTGGCGCAGTTACTATGAAAGTAATTATAACGCTAAGTTTGACGAATACTACCGTATGTGGCGAGGTATATGGGATAGTGATGATAAGACGCGAGAGAGTGAGCGTAGCAGGATCGTATCTCCTGCACTGTTACAAGCAGTAGAGAACAATGTAGCTGACATTGAAGAGGCTACGTTTGGTCGTGGTAAGTTCTTTGATATAGAAGACGATGCTGGAGACACTGACAACGGAGATGTTCGTTTCTTGCGAGAAGCCCTGTCTAATGAATTCACTAAGAATAAGATTAGAAAAGCTGTAGGAGAGTGTTTAATAAACGCCGCTGTCTACGGTACAGGCATTGGTGAGATTGTACTAGAGAAGAAAAAGGAGATGGTTCCAGCCACTGAGCCTGTAATGGAAGGAGCTATGACAGCTGTTGGGGTTAATATACAAGATCGTACAGTGGTTAAGCTGCGTCCTATACAGCCTCAAAACTTCCTTATAGACCCTGTAGCAATAGACATTGAGAGTGCTGTAGGTGTAGCTATTGATGAGTTTGTATCTACACACTCTGTAGATCAACTACAGGAAGAGGGTGTATACAAGAAAGCTCACATAGGAACCGCTTACTCTGATTTAGAAATAGAACCAGACGCAGAGCTATCTCAGCAGCCAGATAACAAGGTTAGGCTGACTAAGTATTATGGTCTAGTTCCTAGACAGCTATTAGAGAATGCCTTTGACTCTGAGGACGAAGAGATTGTTAATTTTGATAGTGAAGAGGACGACGAGGGTAGAGATTCTTACTATGTAGAGGCTATTGTTGTTATTGCTAATGGCGGTACTCTGCTAAAAGCTGAAGCAACCCCCTACATGATGCAAGACCGCCCTGTTGTAGCATTCCCTTGGGATGTCGTGCCTAATCGTTTCTGGGGCATGGGCGTGTGTGAGAAGGGCTATAACAGCCAGAAAGCGCTCGATGCTGAGCTTCGCGCTCGTATTGATGCCCTAGCCCTAACAGTGCATCCAATGATGGCTATGGACGCTACAAGGATGCCTCGTGGGTCTAAGCCAGAAGTAAAGGCAGGTAAACTCCTTCTAACTAACGGAAACCCTGCCGAAGTGCTACACCCTTTTAACTTTGGACAGGTTAATCAGATCACCTTTGCTCAAGCAGACGCACTACAACGCATGGTACAGGCCGCTACGGGCAGTGTAGACACAGCTCAGCAGGCTATGAATGGTGGTGGTACAACGTCAGCAGGCAGCTCTATGAGCCTTGGAGGAGTAATTAAACGTCAAAAACGCACACTAGTCAACTTTCAAGAGTCATTTCTTATACCTTTTACTCAGAAGGCAGCGTGGCGTTACATGCAGTTTGAGCCAGAGTTGTTTCCTGTTAGTGATTATAAGTTTATAGCCACAAGTACGCTAGGTATTGTTGCTCGTGAGTATGAAGTAGCTCAGTTAGTACAACTGCTACAGACAATGCCACAAGACAGCCCTGTATACCCTATCATACTACAGTCAGTTATTGACAACATGAACATCACTAATCGAGAAGACCTTATAGAGACTATGGTTCAAGCTCAACAGCCAGACCCAGAGCAGCAAAAAATGCAGCAGGCTATTGCAGAAGAGGATAGGGCGTTTAAGAACAGTCAGACAGCAGCTCTTACAGCACAGGCTAACGAGTCTAACTCTAGGGCTAAGAAGATTGAGCTTGAGGGCAGAGGCATCCCTGTAGAACTTGAAACAGATCGTATTAAGGCTGTAGCATCCAGTGTATCAGCTACTGATGACGATAAAGACTTTGAGAAACGTATGAGACTAGCAACTTTTGCACTTGATGAGAAGAAACTAGGACTAGCAGCGTCTAAGGAGACTAATCGTGGTCAGTAACCAAGAGCTACAGAGTGTTATAGAGCAGGTTAATGAGTCTTATAGTACTATGGAAAAGCGTATACTAAGGCTTGAAGAGGCTTTAGCCGCTAAAGACTGTTGTGGCTCTAAGGCTGTAAAGAAAGAAAGATTAAAAAAGGCTTGACATTTAGCTCATACTGTGGTATAGTCCTGAGCTATATCACATTTGCTATGTGAAGTCAAGCAGTATTGTCCTAACAAGGGAAAACAATATGAATGAGGCAGATATATTACATTATGAGCAAATACAAGATATGTTGCTCACAGAAGGCTGGAAAAACGTCCATAAAGAGATAAGTATTCTAGCAGAAGCTATAGAGGGGTTAGATGCCGTTAAAGGCGTTGAAGACCTTTATTATAAGAAGGGACAGCTAAATATAGCAAATTTAATACTTAATCTGCCTAATTCAGTAGATCAAGCGTTAGATGTCCTAGAGGAAACACAAGATGACTAGACGTATCTACGAATTCCGCTGCTCCGCTGGACACGTCACTGAGGAATACATTGACGAGTTTATAGGAAAAACAGAGTGTTCAATGTGTGATAAAATAGCGACTAAGATGGTATCCGCTGTTCAAAGCTCTTTAAACCCGCTTTCGGGAGATTTTCCGAGATCGACTATGCAATGGGCAAAGAATAGAGATTATCAAATTAAGCGTGAACGCCGTGAGGAGAACTCGTAAGAGCCTCACAAGTCACTCAATCTCCATAATGATTTAATCACGGAGCTTTAATAATGGCTACACTGATAGACCAAGAAGATGACGTACAAGTAGAAGATGGCACTGTAGAAGATTTAGAACTAGCCTCGCAAGAGCAACCTAGTGAAGAAGATAACGTACCTGATAAGTATCGCAATAAAAGTCCTGCGGAACTTGTTCAAATGCACCAAGAGGCTGAGCGTATGCTGGGTCGTCAAAGTGGAGAGGTAGGTGAACTACGCAAGGTCGTTGATGAATTTGTAATGTCGCAATCCTCAACAAAAGAAACACCTGTAGACGAAGAGGTTGATTACTTTTCTGACCCTGAGAAGGCAATACAGAAAGCAATAGATAACCATCCCGCTGTCCGTGAAGCTCAAAGAACTTCTACGGATATGAAGAAGACAACTGCTCAAGCTATTTTAAAGGATAAACATCCAGACATAGCTGATGTACTGCAGGACGCTTCTTTTGTTAGTTGGGTAGGTGAGAGTCCATTTAGAACTAAACTATTGCAACAAGCAGATCGAGACTTTGATTATGAAGCAGCTGATGAAATATTTAGCCTGTGGAAAGATCGTAAAGCATTGATAGGCCAAACTGTAAACGCTGAAAAGTCTAGTAGAAATGCTTCAGTTAAGAACGCATCTACTGGAGGAGCTTCAGGATCACCAATGACTAGTAAGAAAGTCTTTAGACGTGCAGACATTATTAAACTAATGAAAACTGACCCTAATAGATACGAGGCGTTATCGGATGAGATAATGTTAGCTTATCAGGAGGGTCGTGTTAAATGATTAAATAAATTAAGGAAGAAATAAGATGACTACTTCAGTATATCCACTACAAGGCGGTGTTGTAAATAACACCAAAGCAGCAACATTTATACCAGAAATCTGGTCAGATGAAGTTAGAGCAGCATACGAAAAGAGTTTAGTTCTTGCTAACCTAGTTAAGAAAATGGGAATGCAAGGAAAGAAAGGCGATACTATCAACGTCCCTGCTCCTATTCGTGGCGCTGCAACAGCTAAAGCATCAGGAACTGCCGTTAGTATTCAAGGCAACACTGAAGCAAACGTAGCTGTGTTGATTGACAAGCACTTTGAGTATTCACGTCTTATTGAAGACATCACTGAAACTCAAGCACTAAGCTCACTACGTCAGTTCTACACAGGCGATGCGGGTTATGCACTGGCTCGTCAAGTAGACTCAGACCTACATGGTCTAGCAACATCGCTAGGTAACAACACTGGCAACTATGTCAATACAGCTTCTTTTTACGTTGACGCAACAACAGGCTTAACAGCTTACGCTGTTGATACTGTAACAACAACTGATGTATTTACAGACGCTGCGTTTCGTGACTTGATTCAAAAGATGGACGATGCAGACGTTCCTTTTGACAATCGTTGCTTTGTAATACCACCTTCGTTGCGTAATGCAATTATGGGTGTTGAGCGTTATGTATCTTCTGACTTCGTAGGCGGTCAGCCTGTACAGAATGGTAAGATTGGTAACTTGTACGGCATTGACGTATTTGTATCTACCAATTGCACTGTTTCTGAAACAGCTGCCAATAACGCTGCTGGCGGTGCATTAAAAGCTGCTCTACTTATCCACAAAGATACTTTTGTGTTAGCAGAGCAAATGGGTGTTCGTTCGCAGACACAGTATAAGCAAGAATGGCTTGCTAACCTGTATACTGCTGACCAACTGTACGGAGTTAAGACAATGCGTCCTGATTCTGCTTTTATCTTAAACGTAAACGCCTAAATAGGAGTCGAGGGGTAGTTCTTAGGAGCTACCTCTCTCTTTTTATGAGTAAAAAGACCCCAGAATGACTAAACTAGGTGATAGGACAAGAACATGACAGTCATAGTAACCAAGAATAGCTCTACCGCAAATGACGTACCAACTACGAGTGACTTGGTTCAAGGCGAACTTGCGGTCAACGTAACAGACAAACGAATATATACAGAGAACGCATCTACTGCCATTGTTGAACTAGGCACTAATCCGTCTTCTATTACAACACCTACTGTTACCGTTACAGGCACACTTACAGCTAATGGCACGTTTGCTTCAAGCAACGCAGTCATAACTGGCGGTTCAGTAAATGGAATTATTATAGGAGCTTCTAGTCCCCTTGCGATTACAGGTTCAGTTATTACAGCAAACACTGGCTTTACAGGTGGTTTAACCGGAGATGTAACTGGTAATGTCACAGGTAATGTAACAGGTAACGTAACAGGCAATGTAACAGGAGACTTGACTGGTAATGTAACAGCAACTTCTGGAACCACTACACTAAACAATCTAGCCCTTACAGGCACTGTAGATTTTAACGCAGCACGACTTACTGACATAGGTACTCCTACAGCCTCTACAGACGCTGTAACTAAAGGCTATGCAGATGGCTTGATTACATCATTAATTGCTGGCGCTCCTGCCGCATTAGACACTCTAAACGAACTAGCTGCTGCATTAGATGATGACGCAGCCTTCCACACAACAGTTACTAACAGCATTGCTACTAAACTGCCGCTTGCTGGTGGTACAATGTCTGGTGAACTATCACTAGGCGCGAATAAGATTGTAAGTGTTGCTAATCCTACACTAGCGCAAGATGTAGCTACTAAAGCCTACGTTGACGCAGCAGACACCACAGGACTACCACTCGCGGGTGGTACTATGTCTGGTGCTATTGCAATGGGTACGAACAAGATCACTGGAATGGGTGATCCTACAGCAGCGCAAGATGCAACAACAAAAACTTATGTAGATGGAATATTAGGATCAGCTACTTCAGCGGCTACTTCTGCATC